GGATGTGTTTGCTAGTGTGTGGGACGGTGACGATAGTCAAGGGTACACGTTTAAAAAATCGCATGCCATAAGTTATGCAGCCTTGGTAGCACTGCATATGAATTTACTTGATAATCATTGACTTGGACCACTCTTGGCCAAATGCAGTACATGTATCCGGGGCTGTAATAAATGGCAATAGTGCATTCCAGTAGTTGTGCAGGCGTTCAGAAGCAGTGACTCCTAGTGTTTTGCACAGATAATAACTGCCACCTTCTCGAAATAGTTTGTTGTATTCTATTTCTGTTGGATTAAATTTATCTAAATTTCTATAAAACGTATATTGACCGTCTTGGTGTTCTCCGGGCAAGTGTTGTAAATCTAGAGCACGTTGTATTACTTCGTTGACATATTCAACAGCAACGTCATCAGTGACTTCTTGGGTGGTATTGAATTTACTGTTTAGAACCTGCGGTTGATTCACTCGCATGAAATCATATGCAGGCATTCCGCGGAACAAATATGCTTTGACAATTTTGTCCCAGTGGTATTGAATCATATCACTGTCTTTAAGATTAACACATACTATGTTAAGTGCTCCGGTCTCTACAAGTTTAGTAATTTTATCTGAGTTGACCCGATTGTGCAATGTAGGCGGAACATGACAGGTCAGTGCAAGTGATCTATCTGATTCTGCGTCGGGCAATAAGTCTTCTCGATCGATAGCATCAAAAATATCCACTATTGACCATCCATAGTTATTGATATTACTATGTCCAACAACGGGATTCACACGCCAATGGGTATCTATAAAGCCATCACAGTGACTGAGCCATCCTGCAACAAAATCTTTTCTACTGCCAGAAACTCCACATATTATGGTAATTTTGGCTTTTACTATACTTGATAACGGATTCAATCTAATCTCCTGACCAGCGTGATGCTTTTTCGTTTGGCTTTTTTGCGAGAAATATCTAACAAACTACATGCAGGGCCGTGTAGTATTTCTAGATCTTTGTTGACAAATGTTCGTAAGGTGTACCGAAACGTATCCCATTCTCCACGCAGAAATATGTTTATAGGCACACTGCGATTACTCTCCCACCACCAGGTGGTTGCCAAGTCCAAGTATCTCATTTTATCCTCTTGTGACAGTATGACACCAAAGTCGTAGATAGTTGTAACTGCGTCATCCCTATTTTGGACCACGCCCACGTACTCCACGTTTGCATACACGCACAGTGTGATAAACGGATACTTTTCCGTCAATTTGTCAAAGATATTATTACCCATAAATATTGTTCTATGTATTCCACCACCGTTTACTTATATCAGCAAATCACCAGAGTGTTATTGATTGACACCAGCGGTGGCTATTTCACAGCGAGGTACGATCCAGTGTACGCAAAACAATTAACTGTTAACAAAGGCGTTGATAATGTGCTTTTGTTTGAATTTATCAATCAGGAACAAAAACCTGTAAACATTACCGGCAGCACATTTGTGTTCCGTATGATCAGCCAAAATGGCGATGTACTGTTGCTCAGCAAACAGATGGAAACTTTAAGTGCCGCACTTGGCAGAGTCAAAGTAGTGTTGACCACAGAAGATACCATTGATTTAGTGGCACAACCTGCCAGTTACAGTATCCAACGCACTTCAGGCAATTATGTGCAAGCGGTATATACAGATGCCAACTCGCAAGCACGAGCAGACTGTAACATTGTGGATTCAATATTACCCGAGTTCCAAGACAGTGCCAATTTGACTATTCCTACAATTTATGGACCAAATGCCTGGCCACAAAATCCCCCAAGTGGATGGCCTGACTGGGCCCTTAATCCGCAGCCATTGAATTTTGTACAGGCAACAGAATTTTATTCAAGTCAGATTCCCACACACGGCTCCAGCTTGACCACAATCAAAATGGATCTAACACATTACACAGGCACAATCAAAGCACAGGCAGCACAGGACTACGAAGCACCTTGGTACGATGTAACTGATTCTACACAGTACTTGGATGCTACTGAAAGCATTTATCTCAATGTAGTGGGATTCCATCCGCTGATCCGAGTGGCATTTAACCAAAGTCAAGGATGGGGTGCCACTGCTACCCCCACAGTGGTTGACGGGATGGTCACAGGTATCACGGTCAACAACACTGGTCAAAACTATGTGGCTGCACCAAATGTAATGATTATAGGCAATGGTGCAGGAGCAAAGGCAGTGGCCAGTATAGGATCGGATGGCGGCATTGGTCCTATCACAGTAACTGATCCCGGGTCTGGATATTTGCCAGTGACTTTTGGTAATCCGGTGTATGCCAGTGTTATCATAAACAACGGCACTATTACCAATTTGATGTATCGCTAATTGCTTTTTGTTAAGCAATCTGTTATACTAAACAGATGCTAGACATTGTCTCTTATCTACCCAGCAAACGCAAACAGACTCCATCGGGTTGGATCAGCTTCAATGCGGTTTGTTGCGACCACAATGGCAACAGTCCAGACAAACGACAACGTGGTGGACTCAAAGCAACAGAACAGGGCTGGAGTTATCACTGCTTCAACTGTGGGTACACCGCTAGCTTTATCCTTGGCCGCACCGTAAGCTTCAAAGCCCGCAGGCTCTTAAGCTGGATGGGGGTACCAGACGCTGAAATTGATTTTCTCAACCTAGAAAGTCTGCGCCACAGAAGTATTAACGGCATATTAGAAGATCGTCAACGAACTTTTAACATATTAGGCGCAATTGAGTTTGAAGAACGTGACCTGCCACCATATGCTGAATTGTTAACAGAGGAAGGCAACTACAGAGACTATGTGCGCCAACGAGGCGTGCCCGAAGACTTTCCTGTTATGGTGCAAATACAAAACGATGGCATCCATTGGACCAGGCCACATGTGATAATTCCATTTACCCATAATGATCAAATTGTGGGTTATACATGTAGATTTCTCGACAACAAAACGCCTAAGTACATATCCGACAGCCAACCTAACTATGTGTTTGGCACAGATCTACAGAACAAAGCCTGGGACCATGCGTTAGTAATGGAAGGCATATTTGATGCACTCAGCATTGGAGGTCTTGCCGTGATGCACAACAACATCAGCGATGGACAGGCCAGACTCATACGCAGTCTAGGGAAACAAATAACAGTAGTGCCAGACCAAGACCAGGCTGGCCTAGAACTAATTGATCGTGCTGTGGAACTGGGATGGGCTGTGAGCATACCCAACTGGCCTGCGCATGTTAAAGATGTAAACGATGCTGTGACGGAGTTGGGTCGACTTGGCACCTTGCTGACTATAATGCAATCAAGAGAAACAAGCAAAATCAAGATAGAAATAAGGAAGAAACAACTTGCTAAAAGAATACGGACTTGATGTCCAAAAACTATTTTTAGAGATGATGTTGGAAGATGCGTCTAGCTATGTGCGCATTCAAAATATTTACAATCCAGAGAACTTTGACAAGAGTTTACGCAAAGCCGCAGAGTTCATTAAAGAACACTCAGACAAACACAAGACCATGCCTGACAAGGCACAAATTTCAGCCACCACAGGGATTAAATTACAGTCATGTCCAGACTTGAACGAAGGTCATTATGACTGGTTTATGGGCGAGTTTGAAGCATTTACTCGACGACAAGAACTAGAACGTGCTATCTTAAAGGCAGCAGACTTGTTGGAAAAAGGCGACTTTGATCCTGTTGAGAAACTGATCAAAGATGCTGTGCAGATTAGCCTGACCAAGGACATGGGCACAGACTACTTTGCTGATCCCAAAGCTCGCATTGAAAAGTACTTTAATTCAGGTGGACAAGTTTCAACAGGTTGGCCGCAAATGGATCGATTATTGTATGGCGGCTTCAGCAGAGGTGAACTCAATATCTTTGCTGGAGGCTCTGGATCAGGCAAGAGCCTGGTCATGATGAACATTGCATTGAACTGGTTGCAACAAGGACTTAGCGGTGTGTACATTACACTAGAACTGAGTGAAGAACTTACTAGTTTACGTACAGATGCCATGCTGACACAAATGAGCACCAAAGATATTCGCAAGGACATTGATACTACCACAATGAAAGTTATGCTGGTGGCTAGAAAGTCGGGCAATTACCAAGTCAAGGGATTGCCAGCACAGAGCAATATCAACGATATTCGTGCTTACTTGAAAGAATATCAAATTCAAACAGGCAAGAAAGTGGACTTTGTGATGATTGACTACTTGGATTTATTGATGCCAGTCAGTGCCAAGGTCAGTCCCAATGATTTGTTTGTTAAAGACAAGTATGTGAGTGAGGAACTGCGTAACTTGGCCAAAGAACTGGGGGTGTTAATGGTCACTGCATCTCAGTTGAATCGTTCAGCAGTGGAAGAAGTTGAATTTGATCACTCGCACATATCGGGCGGTATCTCCAAGATCAATACCGCAGATAATGTGTTTGGTATCTTTACCAGTCGTTCAATGAAAGAACGTGGCAAGTATCAAATACAATGTATGAAATCACGCTCATCAACTGGTGTGGGACAAAAGATTGACCTGGAATACAACATTGAAACCATGCGCATTACGGATGAGGGCGGGGATGAAGGAAC